TACCTTAGTTGATGGTCAAGCTGTTTATACAATGTTTAGATCAACAGGTGATGGCACTTCTGATGCTACTGCTGTATATGGTGTTGATGATGTATTAGAAGCTGTGTATAGAAATGCTTCAAGTGTTGATACACCTCTTTCAAAAATAAACAGATCTACATATCAAGGTCTCTCAAATAAAACTTCTGAAGGAACACCTACACAATACTTTGTTCAAAGATTTATTGACAAAGTTACAGTCACTTTATATCTAACTCCTGGAAGTTCAGAAGCTGGACATACAGTTAATTATTATTATGTAAAAAGAATTCAAGATGTAGGTGGTTATACAAATGCTACAGATGTTCCTTATAGATTTGTTCCATGTATGGCATCAGGTTTAGCTTATTATTTATCACAAAAATTTAAACCTGAGTTAACACAACAAATGAAATTATTATATGAAGATGAATTACAAAGAGCGTTAGCTGAAGATGGTTCTTCTTCAAGTTCATACATAACTCCAAAAACTTATTATCCAAATGTCTAATTTTGCAAAAGGTAAACACGCTAAATTTATTTCTGATAGATCCGGTTTGGAGTTTCCATATTCAGAAATGGTTAAAGAATGGAATGGTTCTAGAGTGCATGTTTCAGAGTTTGAACCAAAACAACCACAATTAGAACCAAGAGCGCATGGAGCTGATCCTCAAGGTTTACAAAATGCAAAACCAGCTAGAACAGAATTTCCAACACAAGAATTTTTATCTAATAATCCATTTGTAACAGCTTCAAATACAACATTAAAAATTTTGTTTCCTAATGGAGATTTAGTTGTAAATGATCATGTTAGATTTCAAAATGTAAAAAGTCCAGTTGGTGGAGTTGCCATAACTACTTTACAAATGTCTACAACTTTAAATGGAGCAATAACTAATTCTGCAACTTCTATTGATTTAACTGATGCATCAGAGTTTCCAACAACAGGTTTTATAATGATTGAAAAAGTAGATTCGACTTCAGGTTTATTTGTAAATGAAGTTATTCAATATACAGGTAAATCTACAAATCAATTAACTGGATGTACAAGAGGAACTAGCGCACCTTTTAGAGGTTCATCTCCAGCTAAAACAACAGCTACTTCTCACGCTGATGATGCAAAAGTTTTTGGTTCTTACCAAGTAGCATCTTTAAATACTACATCTGTTCCATATACAGGACAACCAGCTACTCTTACTCAATTTGATGGTATAAACGTTACATTAGTAAACGCTGCTACTAGCACTGAAACAGGAGGTGGTTTCCAGTGTACAATTGGACCAATAAATGATAGAGCTTAATTATGGCAGGATTTACATACGCAACATTAACAACAGCAATTCAAAATTACACAGAAGTAGATACTAATGTATTAACATCTACTATTACTGATCAATTTATTGATAATGCTGAAATGAAAATTTTAAGAGACATACCTCTTGATGCATACAAAAAACAATCTATTGGTAACTTAGTTACAGGACAAACAACTATAAATGTTCCTGCTAAAACTTTATTTGTCAAAGGTGTACAAGTTTACACTTCAACATCAGCTGCTACAGGAGAAAATACTTGGTTAGAAAAAAAAGATGAAACCTATTTACAAGAATATATTCCCGCTGAAACATCAACAGGAACACCTAAATACTACGCTATGTTTGGTGGTGCTACAGGCGTCTCAGATACGACTTCAGGACGATTGTTTTTAGCGCCGGCACCTAGTAGTACATTTAAGTTTAAAATACACTACGAAGCTATCCCTGACGGTTTATCGGGATCAAATACTACGACATATGTAAGTCAATACTTTGGAAATGGTTTATTATATGCATGTTTAGTAGAGGCTTTTGGATACCTAAAAGGCCCTTTAGATATGTTGACACTATACGAAAATAAGTATAAACAAGAACTAGACAAGTTTGGTATGGAACAACTTGGCAGACGTAAACGAGATGATTATACGGATGGCACAGTTAGAATAACTATACCTTCAACGTCACCTTAATAGGAGATTAAATTATGGCAATAACATCGGCAATATGTAACAGTTTTAAACAAGAAGTATTACAAGGAATTCACAATTTTACTGCATCATCTGGAAATACTTTTAACATAGCTTTATACACAAGTTCAGCTACTTTAAATAAATCAACAACAGCTTATAGTTCATCAAACGAAATTTCTAATACATCTGGATCTGCATATTCTGCAAAAGGAGCTGCACTTACAAGTGTAACCCCTGCCTTATCTACAGACACAGCAGTTTGTGATTTTAATGATGTGTCTTTTACATCAGCTTCTTTTACAGCTAATGGTGCTTTAATTTTTAATGATTCGGCTTCAGGTGATCCAGCAGTTTGTGCGATCGCATTCGGCTCAGATAAAACTGTAACAAGTGGAACTTTTACAATTCAATTTCCAACAGCAGACGCATCTAACGCAATCATCAGGATAGCATAAGGAGGTAAATCCTTATGTCGGTAAACCGAACATTCACAGTAACGGTAGTAAGCACCGGTTCAGGCAATAAATATTTTATTGATGGCGTTCAAACACCTACTTTAGAATTAGTTGAAGGTGCAACTTTTAGATTTGATCAATCAGATTCATCTAACAATACACACCCATTAAGATTTGCAACAGCAACAGATGCTTCAGGTGGAACACAATACACAACTAATGTAACAACAAATGGAACACCAGGATCATCCGGGGCCTACACACAAATTGAAGTAGCTTCTAGTGCACCAACTCTTTATTATTATTGTACTAATCACTCAGGAATGGGAGGACAAGCAAATACACCTAATGCTGATTTTTGGGGAGCAGGAAATTGGAGTGCAAATCTTTGGGGAATTGAAGATGCCTTTACTTTAGGTTGGGGTGCACAAGCATGGAATGATAGTGAATGGGGAGAACTTAACGATGCAAATCTTACATTAACTGGAGTTTCTTCTACTTCATCAATAGGTTCAGTATCTGTTGAAACAGAAATAAATACAGGTTGGGGACAAGATGAATGGGGTGAAGAAAATTGGGGACAATCTGGAATAACTGTTTCATTAACAGGTGTTGAAGCAACTACAGGTATTGGTTCAGATGTTAGTTGGGGTAAACAAACTTGGGGATCTACAACAACTGGTTGGAGTGGTGAATATTATTTAGATGTTGCAAGTGTAATGGGATTAACTGGGGTTTCTGCGACATCAAGTGTTGGCAGTCCTACAGCTATTTCTGATGTCACGTTAGTTCCATCAGGTCAAAGCGCAACATCTTCAATTGGATCTGTAGAAATAAACTTTAATATAAATGTAGAAGTAACAGGTATAAGTGCAACTTCTTCTGTAGGTGCATTAACACCGGCAGATGTAATGGGATTAACTGGAGTTTCTGCAACATCAAATGTTGGTGAGCTTCAAACTAATTCAAATCCTACTGTAAATTTAACAGGAGTATCAGCAACTTCTTCTGTAGGCGCATTAAGCCCTGCAGATGTAATGGGATTAACCGGATTATCAACTACTTCTTCTGTAGGATCATTATCTATTAGACTTGATCCTATAGTCTCATTAGAAGGCTTATCAGCAACATCTAGTGTAGCGTTATTTGGAACTTCTTCAGGCTTTGGAATTCAAGCATATTCTGATGTTGACACAGGTTCAAATTCTTCGTATACAAGTGTTGCAACAGGATCAAATACAAGTTATACTGACGCTGCATAACAGGAGATTATAAAATATGGCATCAACATATACACCACTTGGAATAGAACTTCAGGCTACTGGCGAAAACGCTGGAACGTGGGGAACAAAAACTAATACAAATTTAAGTATTTTTGAACAAATAGTTGGCGGATATACTACACAAGATATAGCAGGTGGTGCACAGACTACAGCTTTATCTGTATCTGATGGAGCAACAGGAGCAGTTCTATCTCATAGAATGATTGAGTTTACAGGTTCTATTACAGGAAACCAAATCGTAACTATTCCATTAGATGTTCAAACTTTTTATTATTTAAGAAATTCAACATCAGGTTCATACACAGTACAATTTAAATATGTTTCTGGATCAGGTGATTCGTTTACTTTTGCATCAGGTAACAAAGGCGATGCTGTTGTATTTGCTACTGCGAATGATGGAACTAATCCAGATATAGATACCTTACCAGCTGGTGATGTAACACTTACAGGAACACAAACTTTAACAAACAAAACTTTAACTTCACCTAAAATTGGAACTTCTATTTTAGATACTAACGGAAATGAATTAGCTCTTTTAACAGCTACAGGTTCAGCAGTTAATGAAATTACTTTAGCAAACGCTGCAACTGGAAATGGTCCAATTATTTCTTCAACAGGTGAAACGAACGTTGATTTAAATTTAAATCCTAAAGGAACAGGTGTTCTTAAATCAGCAACAGCCGCAATTAAAATTGCAGGTAAAGAAACTATTTGGGTTCCAGCTCCAGCAATGTACGCTGCAACAACTAATGGAGCTGACGCAGAACAAGTAGAAACTACAGCAACAAGACCTGATATGAAAGTATTTGATTTTGATGCTAGTACAAAACAATATACACAATTTACAATAGCTATGCCAAAATCATGGAATGAAGGAACATTAACTTATCAAGTTTATTGGGCTCCTTCTACTACTAACACAGGAAATGCTATCTTTGGTTTACAAGGTGTTGCATGTGCTGACAGTGATACCATTGATGTTGCTTTTGGAACAGCAATAGAAGTTACTGACGCTGGAATTGGAACAGTAGAAGATCAACAAATTACAGCTGAAAGTAGTGCAATGACAGTTGCGGGTTCACCTGCAGCAGGAGAACAAACTTATTTTCAATTATATAGAGATGCAGCCGATGGTAGTGATACTTTTACCGGAGAATGTAGAGTATTAGGTATTAAATTATTCTTCACTACAGATGCGGCTAACGACGCGTAAGGAGAATAAAATATGTTTGGATATCAAGTACTAGGTTTCGGAGCAGGAGGAGCAGGAAGTCCTTTTGTTGAAGCTACTGGTGGAACAATAACAACATCTGGTGATTTTAAAATTCATACATTTACAGGTCCAGGAACTTTTACAGTTACTAATGTAGGTAAGTGTTCAGGTTCAACGACTGTAGATTATTTAGTAGTAGCTGGCGGCGGTGGCGGCGGCGGTGGCTCAGGAGGCGCAGGCGGTGGAGGCGCAGGAGGACACAGACATAATTATCCTCAACCCGCAACAGGCGGATTATCAGTTTCAGCACAAGGTTATCCTATAACAGTAGGCGCAGGTGGCGCTGGTGGAAATGGTTGCGCTCCGGCTCCGGCTATTTATAATGGATTAAGAGGTGAAAATTCAGTTTTTTCAAGTATAACATCAGCAGGCGGAGGTGGCGGTCTAGAAAATGGTCCAGCGGCTTGCCATGCTAGTGGAGGTTCAGGAGGTGGTGGTAGTTATCAAGTAAATGGTAGACCAGGGGGTGCAGGTAATACTCCACCAACAAATCCATCTCAAGGAAATAACGGCGGAACTGCCGCACTTATAGCCGCATATAATACAAGTGGTGCAGGCGGTGGTGGTATAGGCGCTGTAGGACAACCAGGTCCAAGTGGAGTATGTGGTAGAGCAGGAGTAGGTGGCGCTGGTGTAGCAAATTCAATTACTGGAACACCGGTTGTAAGAGCAAGTGGAGGAAATGGACACGGACAAAAAAATCCAGGTGGAACAATTGTTAACGCTCCAACACCCACACCCGGTGGCGGTGGAGCTTCTACAGCAGCAGGAACTGCAAACACAGGCGGCGGTGGTGGTAGTACGCATCCTTCTGGTTCAAATGGTGGATCAGGAATAGTAATAATAAGTTATAAATTTCAATAGGATTAAATTATGGCACATTTTGCAAAAATATCAGAAAATAACGAGGTAATCGCAGTGTTGACTTTAAACAATGTTGACATGCATAACGCTGATGGCGTTGAAGATGAAACAGTAGGACAACAATATTTAGAAAAGCATAATAATTGGCCTGCGCAAATGTGGATTCAAACATCTTACAACACATCTGGTAACACACATAAAAACGGTGGTACAGCATTTAGAGGAAATTATGCAGGTACAGGTTATATTTGGGACGAAGATAATCAAATTTTTTGGCCTAAAAAACCTTACGCATCTTGGGTAAAAAATACTACAACTGCACATTGGGATTCACCCATAGGTGCTGCTCCAGAACTTACAGCTGAGCAAACTGCAGATGAAGCTAATATGTATCATTATGACTGGAATGAATCTGGTCAATCTTGGGATTTAGTTACTACTGTAATATAATTTTTTAAATATATTTGTAATATTTATTAATTTAATATAATATAATAATAATATTATACATGCAAAAGAAAGTATTAACAGAACAGTCAATTTATTTTGGAGATGTTTCAATGCCAAAACATTGGGAAATAGATCGAAATGAATTAGCTCATTATATTTTACAATCTAATTTAACTAATGAAAGATTACACTCTTCAAAAACTTATGATAAGTTAAATACTTATATAAAAGATTTTATTGGTGTTAAACACAATATCAATTTAGTTAACAAATCAACGTGGGGAAATATCTATAAACCTGCGGAAACAACAACTCCATTATTAAATATAGATCCCGTAGATTTACGTAACTCTCCAGACTTTACATTATTATATGGTGTAAAAGTTAAAGATTGTAATGTTAGAATACATTATGAAGATAACAGACGTAAAGGTAGATCTTGGGACATACCACTTTTAAACAATAGATTTATAATGTTTCCTTCAACTAATATGTATTACCTAACTAATAATCAAAAGGATATTTTAAACTTTGTTCAAACAATAACTTATGAATATATCTAATTACTATTGGCATTTTCCTGCAGCGCTCACACCTAAGTTTTGTGATGATGTAATAGCTTATGCAAATTCACAAGAAGAAGTAATGGCAAGAACAGGTGGCTATGAAGATAAAAAATTAGATAAAGACCAAGTTAAAGATATGCAAACAAAAAGAAAGTCAGATTTAGTTTGGCTTAATGATACTTGGATTTATAAAGAAATACATCCATATGTTCGTGAAGCAAATAGAAAAGCTGGTTGGAATTTTGAATGGGACAGATCTGAATCTTGTCAGTTTACAAAATATAAACACAACCAATATTATGATTGGCATTGTGATAGTTGGGAAAAACCTTATGAAAAAGAAGGACCTAACAAGGGTAAGATTCGAAAACTATCTATGACTTGTCAATTAACAGATGGTTCAGAATACAAAGGTGGTGAATTAGAATTTGATTTTAGAAACTATGATCCACATATGAGAGATGAAAGTCAACATTTAAAAAAAGCAAAAGAAATTTTACCTAAAGGTTCTATTATTGTATTTCCGTCATTTGTATGGCATAGAGTTAAACCTGTAACCGCTGGAACAAGATACAGTCTTGTTGTTTGGCATTTAGGAAAACCATTTAAATAATATGAATATAAATAATTATTTTAACACAACTATTTGGTCAGAGCAAAAACCAGAGTTTATAAAATCTTTAACTAAAGCATCTGATAAATATATTAAAGCTGCTAAAAATGTTCCAGAAGCTAAAGCACATATAAAAAAGTTTGGTGACTTTGGAAGAAGTTATCATTCAAAATCTCTTACAGCTGACAATGATTTTATAGATTTTAGAAATTACGTTGGTCAAAAGTCTTGGGAGTATTTAGATAATCAAGGTTTTGATATGGAGCAATATGCTACTATATTTACTGAGCTGTGGGTACAAGAGTTTGCTAAGAAAGGTGGTGGACATCATTCAGCTCATATTCATTGGAATCAACATGTATCAGGGTTTTACTTTTTGAAAGCAAATGAAAAAACATCAATGCCAATATTTCATGAACCTAGAACTGGAGCTAGATGTACAAAACTAAAAATGAAAACTAATGTAAAAGAAATTCTTAATGGTAATGAACTAATTCACTTTCGACCTCAACCTGGAACATTAATTATATTTCCAGGTTATTTAGAACACGAATTTTCAGTAGATTTTGGTATTGAACCATTTAGGTTTATACATTGGAATATTCAAGCCATACCAAAAGAAATGGCTAAAGATGCATAGTCAAGTTCTTTTAGAAAATAATTTTATAACTAAAAAAGAATGTAAAAAATTAATTAATTTTTATAAATCTAAACCTTTACCTGAACAATTTGATAGTACTTTTCCACTATCATTAATAACTACTGACTATTTAAATTTAATAAAAAAATTAAATGAAGTATCAATAAAATTAAATAATTCTGTTGTTGATTATTTTCAAATAGTTAAATGGCCTTCTCCTAACATAGGTAAAGTTTTGCATTTAGATCATGCTCATTCTCATACTTCTTTAAGTAGTATCATTTATTTAAATGATGAATTTGAAGGAGGACATACTTATTTTGAAGACAAAACTTCTTTTGCTCCTTTAACAGGCAGAGCAATTTTTTTTGATGGTCAATATTTTAAACATGGTGTATCAAACATTAAAGGTAAAGACAGATATACTGTAGCAACATGGTTTAGAAAAAATGAGTTTTAAAAAAAATAAATACGTAATTATAAAACAAGCAATCAATAAAGATTTAGCTTTTTTCTTGTACAACTATTTTCATATGAAAAGACAAGTATTAGATACTTGTCGTAATGCAAGATACATTTCACCTTATGAAACATTATTAGGTGAGTATGAAGGAGCTAATAGTCAGGTTCCACATACCTATTCAAGCTATTCTGATATAGCTATGGAAACTTTAATGTTGAAGTGCCAGCCTATTATGGAAAAAACTACAGGATTAAAACTATACCCAGCTTATACTTATGCAAGAATTTACAAAAAAGGTGATATTCTTAAAAGACATAAAGATAGATTCAGTTGTGAAATATCAACTACTATGAATCTTGGTGGAGATGATTGGGTTATTTATTTAGAACCATCAGGAGAGATTGGCAAAAAAGGTATTGAAGTAAATTTAAAACAAGGTGATATGCTAGTTTATTCTGGTTGTGAATTAGAGCATTGGCGAGAAAAGTTTAAAGGTAAAGAATGTGTTCAAGTATTTCTTCATTATAATAATAGAAAAACTCCAGGATCTAAAGATAATATGTTTGACAAACGCCCACATTTAGGTCTTCCATCTTGGTTTAAACGTTGATAATAAGAGTAATCTAATATAATGGTATATTATGGCATTACAAAAAGTACAATTTTTACCAGGATTTAATAAACAGATTACAGACACTCAAGCAGAAGGTCAATGGGTCGATGGAGATAATGTTAGATTTAGATATGGTACACCTGAAAAGATAGGTGGTTGGCAGCAACTAGGTGCCAATAAGTTAACAGGCTCAGCTAGAGCAATGCATCATATTGTAAACAGGAGTGGTCAAAAGTTTTCAATCATAGGTACAAACAGGATTTTATACGCATATTCAGGTGGTGTCTTTTACGACATACATCCCATTAAATCTACGACAACTTTAACAAGTGCTTTTAGTACTACAAATGGTTCAGCCACAGTAACCATAACTTTTGCTACAGGTCATGGCCTTGTTCCTGGAGATATAATTTTATTAGATAATTTTACAGCAATAACTGGATCTAATTATTCTGCATCAGACTTTGATGATAAAAAATTTATGGTGATTTCAACGCCAACCAATACAACGATAACTATCACAATGCCTTCAAATGAATCTGGAGCTGGCGCTACAACATCTGGAGGTATTAGAGTTCAAATTTATTATTCAGTGGGACCTGCAGAACAGCTTCCAGGTTTTGGTTGGGGTTTAGCTTCTTTTGGAGGTACAGTTGCCAACGCACTTACAACAACTTTAGATGGAGCTATTGACTCTTCAACGACAACTATAGTTTTAACAAGTGCAACAAACTTTCCATCAACAGGTACAAACTTTATAAAAATAGGCACAGAAGAAATGTCTTACACGGGTATATCTACAAACACATTAACCGGTGTAACAAGAGGTGTTAGAAACACAACTGCAGCATTACACTCTGATGATGCTACCATTACAAATACTTCTGATTTTGTAGCGTGGGGCGAGGCTGCATCAGGTGACTTAGTAATTGATCCAGGTCTTTGGTCTATTGATAACTTTGGTGATAAAATTATTGCACTGATACACAACGGACAAGTTTTTGAATGGAATTCAAATTTATCAAATGCAACAGCAACAAGAGCAACAATTATATCTGGAGCACCCACGGCATCTAGAGACATGTTAGTATCTACACCGGATAGACACTTAGTATTTTTTGGAACAGAAACCACAATAGGAACACCAAGCACACAAGATGAAATGTTTATAAGATTCTCTAATCAAGAAGATATTAATACTTATACACCAACAGCAACCAATACAGCCGGCACACAGCGACTTGCAGATGGTTCTAGAATTATGGGAGCTGTTAGAGGTAGAGATGCAATTTACGTTTGGACTGACACTGCTTTATTTACACAAAGATTTATTGGTCCACCATTTACGTTTGGTTTTGCACAGGTAGGAACTAACTGTGGTTTGATTGGTCAAAACGCTGCAGTAGAAGTAGATGGTGCTGCGTATTGGTTTTCAGAAAATGGTTTTTTTAGATATGCAGGTGCTTTACAATCATTACCATGTCTAGTAGAAGATTTTGTATTTAATGATCTAAACACAACAGCAAATCAACTTATTAATGCTGGATTAAATAATTTGTTTGGTGAGATTAATTGGTTTTACTGTTCTTCTGGTGCAACAGTAGTTGATAGATGTGTAACTTTTAATTATGTTGAATCTACAGGTGAAAGACCTGTTTGGACTACAAGCACATTAGATAGAACAACGTGGCAAGACTCTGCTGTATTTGGTAAACCTCATGCTACAGATTATGATGCTGACTCTAACAATTCTTATGATGTTGTTGGTAATACTGATGGCTGTACAATATACTACGAGCACGAAACCGGCACAGATCAAGTAACTTCTACAGCAACAACAGCAATAACCTCTAACATTGAATCTGGAGATTTTGATATTGCTCAAGGTGGAGATGGTGAGTTCTTTGCAAAGATAAGAAGATTTATACCAGACTTTGTATCTCAAACCGGTAACACACAAATTACTTTACAATTAAGAAACTATTCAAACAGCTCACAAGCAAGTTCTTCTCTTGGACCTTTTACAATAAGTTCTTCAACAACTAAAGTTGACACACGAGCTAGAGCTAGAGCTATATCTTTAAAAATAGCAAATACGGCCTCATCACAGAATTGGAAACTTGGTGGATTTAGGTTAGATATACAACCAGACGGAAGAAGATAATGGCAAAAATAGTACAAATATTAACAAGACCCAGTAGAGAATATCGTCAAGATGTTGCTGATGCACAAGTTAGAGATCTTGATGGTATTATACAAAAATTAAACACAACGTATCAACAAGAATTAAAGGATGAAGTTGACGCTCAAAACTTCTTTTTAAATTAATGTCAAATAGTTTCGTAAACGCAAAATTAGATCTAACAACAACAGACAATACAACGTTATATACAACGCCGTCAGCTAATGTTTCTATGGTTAAATCTTTACTAATATCAAATGATTCTGGATCTTCCTGTAATATAACTGTTACATTAACAGATGCTTCTGGTAATGTGTTTAGCTTATTTAAAACAAAAGCAATAGATACAAATACAACAACCGAACTTTTAACTCATCCTCT